GTTTGCACTTTTTAATGAGAGTATTAAAAATATGCAAACCTTACTTATTAATCGTTTTGATTATGTTAGGTCTACGTATGTCCCAAGAGCAGGTGGAACTGCTTATATAACTTCGGCATCTTTTTAACACAGGAGAAAATTAATGACGCAGATACCACAAGGAAATAACATGTTCTGGGATGTGCAGTCGGTTGTTACTGTAGGTTCTACTGCTGGTGGAACAAATGTCTCAAGTTACAATTTAGTAACAGTGCACCTAAACGGTGAAATTTATGTTAACTTTGGTGCTTCCAGTACGGCTGCTGTTAGCACTGCAAATGATATTAAATTAGCTGCTGGCTTACACTCGCTTACTGTGCCTAAACAGGCCGGTGATTCTCAATACCTGAATTATGCAAGAGTAGGCGGTACTGATGTAACTATGCGCTTAGTATTGTCATAAGGAGAAGATTTATGTCTCTATTAAATGGACTTGTAAATCAAAATGTCGATAGGCATACTAGAGACATTGTAACTCTGACTGCAACTGCATCAATAACAACTGCAGATCATTCAGGTAGAACACTTCTTATGGGAGAAGTTGGTGGCGATGCTGCTGCCACTTTTACGCTTCCTGCTGCTACAGGAACAGGAAGTGTGTTTAAATTTGTTGTGTCGGTAATAAATACTTCTAATTATTTAATTAAAGTGGCAGACGCAACAGACACCATCGACGGTCAGATTGTGATCACCGATGCAGACGGGACTGCTGCCTCTTCTATGGTAACAGCTTCTGCATCAGATACCATTACGTTGAATGGTACGACTACAGGTGGGGGTGCGATAGGTGACTATGTTGAAGTCATTGACATAGCATCTAACCAATACGCAGTGAGTGGTATGGTAACATGTGCGGCAGGTTCTAATCCTGCAACAATGTTTAGTGCTACCGTATCATAATATTTAGCTAAGAAAGGAATGTAAAAATGGCTAGTTTTAAAATGACACAAGGTGTATCTCGTGTCCCTGAAGATGTTTTTGTTGAAGATGGTATGACTGTAACTTCAGGAGGACTTACAGTTACGGCTGGAGGTCTTACTGTTACTGCTGGTACGACTACTCTTGGGGGATCGTTTATACGAGATTTAGTTACTCTAACTGCAACCGCAACACTGACAAACGCTGATCATGCAGGACGTATTCTGCTAATGGGCGAAGTCGGTGGTGATGCAGCGGCAACCTTTACGCTTCCTGCTGCAACGGGTTCTGGTGCAGAATTTCAATTTATTGTATCTGTAGTAAATACATCCAACTATGTTATCAAAGTTGCTGATGCTGATGATACGATTGATGGTTCTGTTACTCTTCATCAAGATAGCGCCAATACGGTTGCTTCTTTTAATACTGCTGCTGATTCAGATACCATTACTATGAATGGTACGACTACTGGTGGTGTTTCTATTGGTGATGAAATTACACTTATTGATATTGCTTCTAACCAGTATATGGTTAAGGGCATACTAACTGCGAGTGGCACGGAAGCTACTCCGTTTAGTGCTTCGGTATCGTAATAACTAACTAAGTATAGATACTCGTTCACTTATGCCTCTTATATGAAAAAAGAATATGGTAAGGGGCAAAGTGAACGGGTATTCTATGCCTCTGTAAATAAAGGTAAAATTAAAAAGGCAAAAAAGAAGAAAGGGTAAGATATGGCTGTAAGATTAAAAAATGCTGCTTCAGCTTTATCTGATACAAATTTAACTACTGTGTATACATGCCCAACTAACTTTACTGCCGTTGTACGAGAAGTATTTGTAACAAATGTAGATGGAACTAATGCAGCGGATATAACACTGAAATATACAGATAGTTCTGCGAGTGCTACATTTGATTTAGTTAGTACCAAAAGTGTTGCAGCAGATAGCTATCTTCGTTTAGAAAATGCTAATATTATATTAGAAGCAGGAGATATTTTTAAAGCACAAGCTTCTGCTGCAAATGATTTAACTGTTTCTATTTTTATAGAAGAACAAATTACACCAGCAGGATAATAATAAATGCCAGATACTTCAGCAATATCTCCTGTAACAGTTTCTTTGAGTGGAGGTTTAATTCTAGATAAAGATGACTTTTCCATACCACCCGGAGCAGCAGTTCAGTTACAAAACTTTGAACCCAGTATTCAAGGTGGATACAGAAGGCTTACAGGCAATTCAAAGTTTGACAGTAATCAAGTAAATAGTAGTAATGCCATACTTGGCGTTAAGATTTTTAACAACGGTGTGCTTGCTGCTTCTGGTAATTTAGTTAAGTTTAGTACAGGAACAGGTTGGAGTACTTCTATTGGCACACGAACTTCTGCTGGGCGGTATAAGTTTGATGACTACAACTTTAACAATACTACTAAAGTTATTATGGTGGACGATGTTAATCAGGCAGCTACGTATGATGGTTCTACCTATACACTACTAAGTGCTACAGGTGCTCCTGCTGATCCTGCTTCTGTAGCGGTGTTTAGAGATCATATGTTTTTTGCAGGAATGTCTACTAATCCACAAGAGATTGTATTCTCTGCTCCGTTTAATGAAGCAGACTTTAGTTCAGCAAATGGTGCAGGATCAATTAAAGTAGATACGTCAGTTGTTGAATTAAAAGTATTTCGTGATGCTTTGTTTATTTTTGGTAAAGATAAAATATATCAACTTCAAGGAACAAGTATAGCTGATTGGCGAGTAGCTCCTGTAACAAGAACATTGGGTTGTGCAGATGGGTTTTCAGTACAGGAAATAGGTGGTGATCTACTATTTCTATCACCAGATGGTATAAGAACAGTAGCCGCAACTGCAAGAATTGGTGACGTAGAATTAGGTTCTGTGTCTAAACCAATACAAAAACGCATACAGGATATTGGATTTGATAACATTAGTTCTGTAATTGTAAGAAATAAAAGTCAATACCGTTTATTTTATCCTAAAGATGGAGCAGCAGCAGGTGATTCAAACGGCATTTTAGCTACACTAAAAAGAACACAACAGGGTATAGGATTTGAGTTTGCTGATATAAAAGGAATGAAACCCTCTTCGATGGATTCAGGATTTATAAGCAACACTGAGTATATTATAGAGGGTGGATACGATGGATATGTTAGGCGGCAGGAAAGTGGTGACACATTCGACGGAAGTAATGTTGTCGCTGTGTATAGATCACCTGATCTCTCTCTTGGAGATACCGGCATTCGCAAACTTATGCAGCGTGTTATTTTAAATTATGAGGTAGAAGGAACAGTAGACGCACAACTTAGAATTAGATATGATTCGGACAGTAAGGATGTGCCTCAACCTACATTTTTTAATATTGATTCGCCGGGTGGCATTGCTATCTATGGTAGTTCTTCTTCTACTTATGGAAGTGCTACTTATGATTCAAGTGGAGCACCAATTTTTAGACGGGCTATTGAAGGATCAGGATTTCTTGTTGCTGTAAGAGTTAATCACGATAGTTCAAATAATCCATTTACTTTACATTCATATCAATTAGAATTTACTGCAGGAGGACGACGATAATGGGAGCAACCTACACAAGACAAAGTAGCACAGAAATTGTTGATGGTGAAGTCATCAATGCAGCAGATTTTAATAATGAATTTGCTCAACTAGTTTCTGCCTTTGCTGTTTCTACTGGGCATACACATGATGGCACTACGGCTGAAGGTGGGCCTGTCACTAAGCTTTTAGGTACAGCCATTACAATTGGTGATGGGTCATCAGGCACAGACATTGCTGTAACCTTTGATGGAGAAACTAGTGATGGTCTTCTTACATGGATGGAAGATGAGGATCACTTCAAGTTTAGTGATGACGTAGTTATAGACAGTACAAAACGTCTTTACCTATTTGATGAAGGTGGAGAGTATATTTCTGGTGATGGAACAGATATTACTGTAACATCTGGTGCTGACATCAATCTTACTGCTACTTCTGATGTTAACATACCAGCCAATGTAGGACTTACATTTGGTAATGATGCAGAGAAAATTGAAGGAGATGGTACTGATCTTACTATCTCAGGCAATAATATCAATCTTACTGCCACCGCTGATGTTAATATTCCTAGTGGGGTGGGTGTCACATTTGCAACAGCGGAAAAGATTGAGTCAGATGGTACAGACCTTTTAATTACAGTTGGAAGTGGTGGAGATATCAATATTCCAGCGGATATCGGGGTTACTTTTGGTAATGACGGCGAAAAGATTGAAGGTGACGGCACTGATCTTACAATTAGTGGTAATAATATTAATCTTACTGCCACTGCTGACGTTAATATTCCTAGCGGAGTAGGAATTACATTTGCTACGGCTGAAAAAATTGAATCTGATGGTACGGACCTTAGTATAACTGTGGGTTCAGGGGGTGATATCAATGTCCCTGCAAATATCGGTGTTACGTTTGGTGATGATGGTGAGAAAATTGAAGGTGATGGTACAGACTTGACAATTAGTGCAAGTGCTGATTTAAACCTTACTGCTACTACAGATATTAATATTCCAGCTAACGTAGGTCTTACATTTGGTGACGATGCTGAAAAGATTGAGGGTGATGGAACTGACCTTACAGTTTCAGGTAACAATATTAATCTGACTGCTACGGCTGATGTAAACATTCCAAGTGGTGTGGGCCTTACGTTTGCAACTGCTGAAAAAATAGAATCAGATGGTACTGATCTTTCAATTACTGTAGGATCAGGTGGTGACATAAATGTACCTGCAAACATTGGCGTTACATTTGGTGATGATGGTGAAAAGATTGAAGGTGATGGAACTGATCTTACGATATCCTCTTCTGCTTTAGCCACAATTGATGCTGGCACTGACATTGTTCTTGATGCAGATGGTGGTGATATCTTCTTCAAAGATGATGGCACTACATTTGGTTCAGCTACAAATACTAGTGGTAATTTGATTATTAAATCTGGTACTACTACTGCCCTTACCTTTAGTGGTGCTAATTTAACTGCTGCTGGAACAATTGGTTCTGGTGCTATTACATCTACTGGTGTAGTAACTGGTACTGGATTTACGATAGGATCAGCAGCTATTCTTGAAGCAGAACTGGAAATTTTAGATGGCGCTAACGTAACTACAGCCGAACTTAATTTACTAGACGGTTCTGCAAAGTCAACATCTTCTATTACTGTTGCAGATGCAGATGCTATTATAGTTATAGATGGCACAACAACAAAACAAATTCCAGCTTCTGATATTAAAACGTATGTAGGTTCAGGTGCGGTTAGTGCAATTAATAATGCTACAGCAAATGAACTTGTAACTATCGGCTCTACTACTACAGAGTTAGATGCAGAAGCTAACCTTACCTTTGATGGATCAACTTTTGCTGTTACGGGTGATGCTACAATTAGTGATGATTTAGGTTTAATATCAGATGCTGCTGTGTTAACATTTGGTGCTAACTCTGAAATTACTGTAACTCATGTACATGATACAGGATTAAATTTTAAACATACTGCTACAGGTGATGATAAACCTATAGTTCTTACTTTGCAAACTGGTGAAACAGATATGGCTGCAAATGACGTTATCGGCAAGATTGCGTTTCAGGCACCAGACGAAGGTACAGGTACAGATGCTATTCTAGTATCTGCTGCAATACAAGCAGTTGCAGAAGGAGATCATAGTTCATCAAGTAATGCTACAAGATTAGAGTTTCATACTGCCGCAAGTGAAGCTGCAGCAGCAAAAGCAATATTAACTTCTACTGGCGTTTTTCAAGTTGGAAACGGCAGTGCCAGTCTACCATCATTAACTTTTAAGGATGATACCGACAGTGGATTCTATAGAGTTAATGCTAATCAACTTGGACTTACCGTAGCTGGTACGGCTGCTGTTCGTTGGGAATCTAGTTGTCAAAGAATGGAAACTAATGGTAGTGAATCAGCACCTGTTTATGCATTTATTAATGATGTTGATACTGGAACATTTTTGTCATCAGCAGGAGTACTTGGTATTGCTGCTGGTGGAGACACACCAGTAACTATTGCTAGTAGTGTAGTTACACTAGCTGGTGCTACAATTAAAGGAATTGATGGTAGCACTTCTTCACCAAGTTTTCACGGTACAACAAGTACAAATGCTGGTATTTTCTTTCCTACTGCTGATCATATGGCTGTTACGATAGGTGGCTCAGAGCTTGCTAGATTTGGTAGCAATTCCTTTATGCTCAATGAAACATCAAATGCTAGTTCAACTATTGGAGTAACAATAAATCAGGGTGGTCAAGATAATGAAATACTAGCATTTAAGTCTTCTGAAATTGCACATGGTATGACATCTGTAGGAGAAACAGATACCTTTGCTAGTTTTCAAAAAAATGATAATGGAGTTAGAGGTGGTTTAGTAATTCTTGGTCTGGCAGAATCCGATTATGCTGGCCCCGGTATTGAACTAAGTGGATACTCTCAAGCAACTGATACTGCCTCTAGTACATCTGCAACAGCAGTAACTAGTGTTCGTGCAAGTAAAACTAGTGGAAGTGGTGGTGCTGCTGTATCCAGTGATGCAAATGTTTTTCGTATTGTTGCTTCAGGTAACACTCAATGGATTTGTGATGCTGAAGGAGATACAAAGTATAACGGCTCAGATGGAGCAGGAGCATTTGATGATTGGGATGACGTAGAGTTATTAACAACTGCTCGTCATGTAACAGTAACAGACAAGAAGTTTGCTAAACAAATGTTTGGAAACTTTGTTCAAGAAAATGCAGAAGTTTTAGATAAGTATGGTGTTATAACTTTAAATGATGATGGACATCATTTTGTTAGTACTAAAGGGTTGAATGCTTTAGTGATTGATGCTATTCGACAAACACGAAATATTCAAAAAGCTTTTTATAATATTCTTTCTGATGAACAGAAGAATAAATTTGCTGGTGAACTAGAAGAAATGAAACTGCCTGTACTACCAGCATTTCAAACACCATAAATAAAGGAGATTAAAAGTATGGCATTGCAAGCAAATATTCCACTACAGGGCGGTATTACTCACAATAATGGATATGTTCGTGTAATAGGTGCTCGTCTATTTAAAAAAGATAATGATGATAATTGGTTTCTTATGGTAGATGTATCTGTGTACAAAGATGCAGATGAACGAGCAAAAGCTGCTCCTGAAATTATTCCTTGTCCTTCCATAGATAAATTTAAGTATGCTTATTCTGTAGGTGATGAGAGTGATAGTAATCTTATTGCTTTATCATATACTAAGCTCAAGACTGAAAGTGTACTCGATGGAGCTTCTGACGTTTAACCGCACTTGGAGAACGTAAGTAAGGAAATTATTTTATGTCAAACCAACTAGATGTAAATGATATTATTAGTGTAATTATAGAACAACGCAATAGTGCTTTAAATAACTTAGCCCAAGCTATGGCTACGGTATCATCTCTACAAAGGCAACTTGAGGAGGTACAAAATAATGAACCAGATACTGAAACTACTGACGATTAGTTTCTATAGTATAGTATTATTTAGCACTGTCTCATTAGCCCAAATGATGCCGGGACCACCTATGGCATGTGGTGATATAGAAAAGATGTCGAGTTTTCCAACAAAGTATGGAGAAACAGAGTTTATGGTTCTTCAATTAGACACTAACAATGTAAAGGCGTACTCTAACTTATACATTATTTTATATAGAAATGAAAATACAGGAACATGGACACTTACAGCCTATAATATTCCCAATGCTCCTCCAGATATTATTTGTATTCTTCAGGGAGGATTGTCTTCTTATGTTCTTCCTGACATAGATGCTATTAAAGAAATGCTGGATAAACAACAAGAAGGGCTTGATGAGCCATTAAAACCAAAAACTAATGAGAAACAAACTTAAAAGGAAGTGTAAATAATGGCAGTACCAAATAATCCATTTACTGGATATAACCAAGATCAATTAAAAAAGATGGCTGTAGGTTTTGGCTATGATCAAGAAGACATGGCTGGCTTTCCTGAATTTTTAAATAAGAATCCAGATGTAGCACAACGCTTTCTTTCTCAACAAGATGATGATATGTTTGGCAAAGAAGCCATGCAGAAGTTTCAGACAGGAGGTATCGTTCTTCCTGCAGATGCTGATCGAACTCCAACAGCTACTATACAACCTATTCCGGGTACTTTTGGTACACCACCATTACCACCTGTTATACAAAATGCAGGTACAACTCCTTTAATTGGTGAACTTACTGCTCAGAGAGCCACTGTGCCGGGACTACCAGTAGGTGCAGCATTTCAAGCTGTAACAACTCCTTTTGAAGCAGCACAAAATATACCCGTAGCAGGAACTCAAGTTGGAACTGATTTAACCATTCCTACTGCCACTCAAGTAATTCCACAACAAACAATTGCGCCTACTGCTGCTGCTGTACCACAAGTTACTGCTGCTGCTGCTGCTCCTGATGTACGAACAGCCGCTGCTCAAGCGGCTCAGTTGCAAGCTCCTACTCAAACAATTGAAGCTGCACAACAAGCACAATCTAATCTTGCAAATATTCAAGCTGCACAACAAGCACAAGCTGCACAAATACAGGCTCCAGCAGCACGAGCATTACAAGCAGGAGAAGTTATAGCTGCTCCTACAGGACAGGCTCTTGAAGCAGCACAATTTATTGAACCAGTAGCACAAGCTGCTGTAGCGGCACCTACAGAACAGGCTACCGTTCAAGGACAGCTTGCAACATTATTACAACAGTTTGAACAAGGGCAAGTTCCTCCTTGGGCAAGGGGTGCAGTTAGAGCAGCAGAACAGACTATGGCTGCACGAGGATTGGGTGCAAGTAGCATAGCAGGACAGGCTATTCTTGATGCAGCTATAGAACAGTCATTACCCATTGCTCAACTAGATGCTCGTACTGTAGCTACATTTGAAGCACAGAATTTAACTAACAGGCAACAGGCTGCTATGGCCCGTGCTCAGTACAGAGCGCAGTTTATGCAACAGGAATTTGATCAAGGATTTCAAACTCGTGTTCGTAATGCAGCTACTGTGTCAGATATAGCAAATCGTAACTTTACGGCTGATCAACAGATTGCTTTAGAAAATGCTAGGCTAACTCAAACAGTAGACTTGGCAAACTTAAATAATGATCAGGCTGTAACTATGGCACAAGCTGCCGCTCTTGCACAGTTAGATATTTCTAATTTAAATAACAGGCAACAGGCTGCAGTACAAAATGCTCAAAACTTTTTACAAATAGATGCTGCTAATTTAAGTAATGCTCAACAAGCTGCTGTTCTTAGTTCTCAACAACAGGTACAATCTATATTAACTGATGTAGCTGCAGAAAATACTACTAGGCAAATAAATGCTCGTAGTCAACAACAATCAGATCAATTTTATGACAATATAGTTTCAAGTATTAGGCAAAGTAATACGGCACAAACTAATGCTATGAATCAATTTAATGCTGGGCAAACAACCGCACTACAAAGATTTAACTCTGAAATTGTAAATCAAAGAGAACAGTTTAATGCTCGTAATCAATTGGCTATTGAACAAAGCAATGCCGTATGGCGTAGAGAAATTGCCACAGCAGATACAGCATCTTTAAATTTTCAAAACCAGCGCAACGCTCAAAGTCTTCTAGATTTAAGCAATACTGCATATAATAATTTGTGGCAAGAGTATAGAGATGTATTAGAGTTTGCTTTTACAAGTGGAGAAAACGAACTTGATAGATTGTCTTCACTACAACTTGCACAATTAAATGCTAAAAATGCTGAAGATATTGAAGAGTATAGGTCAGATAGAGCAAATGTAGGACAAATTGGAAGTTTTATTGGCGGTATTTTAACACCATTTGCTCAAAAGGGCATCAGTTCTTTGGCTAGTGCGCTTTTTTAAAAACACTTAGGGGAAATTAAATGGCAGAAAAAGTTGGGCATACAGCAATTGCTGTCTTACAAGGTCGCAAAGCATTTAAAAAAGGAGGTGGAATTTTTGATATAGATGTAAATGATCCGGGAGCAGGACCAAAAGGAGAAACTTTTTTAACAGGAGTAAACCGTTTAATAACTGAAAATGAAGGAAATCCACTTACTATGACTTCTTATCGTGAAGCGTTGGCTGCTGATGCTGCTGCACCAGATAATCCAGCTTTAGCTAGACTGGTTGCACAAAGAACAGGACTACCTGTGAAACGAACTGCTGCGTTAATAAGTAGAATGAGGTCAGACACAACAATTGCTAAAGGTTTGCTATCTCGTACTACTTCTGAGCCAAAACCTTCTCCTTTTGATAGCGCAAGCCCAGAACAAACATATGGTACTTTTGCTGCTCAGTTAAGAATAAAACTTAGACAACAAGCTAAGAAAGCAACAGATATAGAAAGTGAACAAGTATAATGCCTGACATGGATGTAGCACAATTTAATAACCCAATACCGGGACAATCTCTAACTACAGAACCGGGAGCACGACCTTGGGAACGTCCTGCAAAATATTCTAGTCCAGAGGAAGCTCTAGATTATTATTTAGAGCAATTGGCATTGCCAGAAAAAACAGCGCAAATGCTTGAAATTTTAGAATCTGGATTTCCTGCAACAGATTTGGTAGATGCTATAACACTAGGAGGAGTTATGCAA